CCTCAATCTGTAGCTGCGGTCTTTCCAGATCCGCAGTTGTACTTCGATGTCTTGATCCGCCTAAACTAAGAGTAAGGTGGACAAGACGTCACCCCCGTTTTAATATCTTCGAGGAATATCGCTATGTCGTACGGTAACAAACTTTATACCGAATCTGACTATTTTGGCGAATTCTATCGTTCCTCGCGCACATGGAATGGTGCAAATGATCCAGCTCATAAGGCTGAGAATCCATACACCGCCATCATCCATAGACAACAACGCTCTTGGGTGGCTCGGGTTAATATTAAAACGGGTGTCGATGAGGGGAATTGCTACGGGCCATACTACTCGGCCCAGACAAAACCCCAATTTGACTCTAATACTGAGCTGCAGTTGCTCGCAAAGATGGCCGATGAAATTCGTGGCCACTCTTTTAATCTCGGCGTTTTCGTTGCCGAACTTAGAGAGTCTTTAGCGATGCTTCTAAACTCCTTTTCCGCAATCGTCACAATGGCAAAAGCTCTACGCCATCGTGATTTTGGACTGCTTCTCCTTTCTGTTGCAAATGTGGCAGGAGGTGAGCAAATCCAACGTCGATTTGTGAACGACAAACGGTTGCGCAAGGCAGTATCCACCGGGAATATCTCATCAACTTGGCTCGCCATTCAGTATGGATGGAAGCCGCTCGTTAATGATATTTTCGAGGCCTGCAAGGCCATCGAAGCTCTTACTTCTGAGCCCCGTACACTTCGAGCGAGATTTTCCGCTCAAGGGCCGTCATATCCTTTCGACGACCTTTCAACCGATATCCGACCGAACCCAACCAAGTTTATCCATTGGTGCAGTTCACGCCGGGAGTATCGATTAAAGTGGGTGGAAAAGGTCTCCATCCCTCGCAGTTTGGGTCTTATCAACCCATTGACTATTGCTTGGGAACGCCTTCCATGGTCTTTCGTTATCGATTGGTTCATGCCTATCGGTAGCTATCTAGACTTGGTCGGCTTTTTTGGAGGCTTGCAGCTTTCCTATGCACAGAGTACCTTTATACAAACTAGAGGAAACAAACGTGTCACAAATAACTGTGGCGCGGTTCCGGGCGAGAGCCCTCACTCTGAAGGTACCTGTTACATAGGACAGTATTACAAAACTACCTCACATTATCACTATTGTGGGGGAACCTCGGTCGTCAATACATTTTTCGACCGGGTCACCGGCACAACTCTGCGTGTCCCTACTCCTGATCTAAAAGATCTCGATAAGGCATTCAGTCTTGGCCACTTGAAAAACGCCGCTGCGCTTGTGTGGCAGCGGACTCGGTCTACGGAGAAATATCTTCGTGACTGACTTTAAGGAACACTACAATGTCGAATCAGACAAACATCACCGTTTACGACGGTGCCTCGACTCCAGTTGCACACACTCTTGTTCCTATGGGCGTTGCCAAGGATGCCAAGGATGGAATCGTCGCTGAATGGCGCGAATCTATCCTGACACTCCCAAACGAGGCCCAGGTTCGGTTAAGATTAACCCTCAAGAAGATGTCTTCTGGTGTCTGGCGGTCTGAAGCTCGGGTCGAGATTCCTGTAATGGAAGCTGTAGCCGGTCAGAATGCGTCTGGCTATACTGCCGCCCCGAAGGTCGCCTACATCGATACACAAGTAGTCACTGGGTTCCATCATCCACGCTCGACTGTAGCCAGTAGACGACTTTGTCGTCAAATGACTAACAATCTTTGCGGGAATATAAGTACATCAGTGACCCCGGTCACGACGGGTTTCATTCCGGAGCTGATCGACCAGCTTATTGCTGCATCGTGATATGTCTTACAATCACTTTGTAGTTTTGCTGGTTTGGATACTCGTTGTAGTGCTGATTTTCACAATCAGCTAAATCTCCAATCTCTCCCTTTAGGAGGAAATTATGTACTTTAGTACGTGGGATGAACAAGCGACCGAGGAAAGCACCCTTTCATTGCTGAAGGATCTAAGCCTCGCACACGCCCTTGAAGGCGGCAAGATTGGCAAAGAGATCGCTTCTCTAATTCAAGAGAACGATTTCGCCGCTCTTGTTGCGTACGAACTGCCATTAACCAGAGTGGACTGGGACGTGTCTCAGCTCATTCACTGCAGGCAAGCCCTGGCTTTCTACCAGAAGCTTGGTTTCCTGGGTGATCCCTCTCTTAAGAAACAGAGGGCTCTTGACAGTTTTCTCGCATCCGAAATGGCTTGTAAGGAAACGAATCGGCTCTTTCTCCTAGTTGCAGGGGGGCAATTAAACTTCCTGCCCCGTTACACGCGCATATTGTATGCGGCGCGTAAGAAAATATCCCGTATACTAGGACCGATGCCTTCAATCGAATCCTTTAAGTTTCGTTTCGGGCCTGGCTCTACGACCTCTATAAGAAAGCGGGAGGCGAACCCGCAGAGGAAGTTTTCACAAACGCCTAGGTGTAGTAACGAACTCCTTCGTCACTGGTCTTTCCCGTCTGTTGTTCGCGAGCTTCTGCCATGGCTTGATTGCCATCAGATCTCAGAACGCATTGACGAGGAAGGCTATCTATGTGGCACTTATCCTTTCATTGTAACACTGGGTAAGTTGGATTTTGTCCCTAAGAACGCAAAGACCTACCGAAGTGTCGTTGTGGAACCCACTCTTAATACGCTTCTTCAAGCGGGTACGGGTGATTACATGACGAGTAGACTTTTGCGGGCAGGCATTGACACTCGCGATCAGAGCAAGAATCAAAGACTTGCTCGGGTCGGATCAGTCACTGACCAGCTTGCTACGCTGGACCTGCACGCCGCCTCGGACTCTATTTCCACTCAACTGGTTAAGTTTCTTC